GCGATAAGCGACACTTTAACAGAACTCAATCGCACGCAAAAATCCAAATGCGGGAATCAGATCGAAATCTGTCGTAATGTATCGCTACACACTACGAGCCAACTGCTAACGCCGCTAGATACTGGCTAGGCAATCTAATCAGCGGGAAGATACACAAACTTGCTTTTCCAATAACAAGCCGGAAACGAGCAATCACTAAAAGAATGAATACAAACATTCTATAGCAACGCTCAAAGACTACACTCCCAAGAGTAGGAAAGTCAAAACTTTCTTTAAAAGACTGCTCTCCCAAGAGCAGGAAAAATGATCTTTTCTTTAAAGATAACAACGACAATCGAAATCGCACTATTCTGACAAACGCAGGGCAAGAGCGATCCTAAGACCGTTGAATCTTACAAGCAACCCCCCAGGGTCACTTGAAACAACCCTTCAGGGTTGAAAAAGAACCTAAGAAAACAACTCTTAAACGGATGGACGTTAACCCACCTTTAAATGCGTCGAGTAGATACACAAAACACCTTACTCAAGGGTGTCTGGAATTCTTTTCTATTTTCCATTTCCATTTCCATTTCCGTTACTTTTACGCTTAACTCTACGATCTTTTATTAGCTGTGAAACACCTTCAACAACAGGGATAAGAGCAGGACCAACTTTAGGAATAGCACCAATAGCACCTTTCAAAATAGGACCAGCAATTTTCTTAATAACTGACCACAAAGTACCCCAATCGTTATAGGACGATGGGTATGCATCGGACATCTGGGCACTAACGGCGAAATACGCCTTTATTGCATCAGAATCACCAGGCAACGGGGAAGACAGGAACGGTGAATATACAGAAGCAGGAGGACTTTGGCATTGTACGCCCATACGTATGGTAATACGCAAAGACGCGAGAGGTGACAAATTCTTAATAGAGACAACACCAATTAAGGAGTCGAGACACTGAGGAGTTGCACCAGTCGCAGCACCACCAACGATAACACCTGCATAACTGAATTGAGTTGCTTGTTCACGCCACATGAAGTTAGAATTAATAAGACGTAGCGGTAAATATGCGCCTTCGCGCGCAACCCAACTAACAGTACCTGGAAGATTAATCAAATTGTCATATGTAACAGTAGCAGCCGCATAAGTAGACAAATACGGTTGAGCGGTATTATAATTGACAACCCAATTTTGTTGGACTTGACTCGCAACTAACGTACCTTGATCCGCCAAAGCGGGAGTATCTACAAATATAGTAACACCAAGGTAAGCTAGACGCGCCGCAGTAACCAAGTTACGCCAATTAACAGCACTAACAATCTGATTGTTAGAATAATTTACAGGCGAGACCACGGGAACTGCAGCGTCATTAGTCTTCGTGGTAACCAACCAGGTCCATACATTCGGAAGAACAGCGGCTTCAAAAGACCAAGCATTAGTAGTGCCAGCAGGCGCACTAATCGAATACTGACTTTTAAAGTTTACCATACAACTAGATACACAATTATTATCAGGAATACTTGAGAGACCATATACAGGATGAGCAGGATGTAATGCAGCAAGACACCAAGCAGCACCGTGCGCAGAAGTACCTAACGGAATTCCGCTCCCTTTAATAATCAAAGCTAATCGATTGTAATCCATGGTTTTTATACGCGCGGGAACTCAACTGACGCGTATCCATGGACGCGTTCTTGAAAACTAGGTCGCAACTGAACTAAAAGACGTTCCACTAACGGCGAATCGAGTCGTATTAAACCATAACAGGACATTTGCAAAACCCAGTCATTAATATTAGTAACGATTCGATCAAAGGCAGAAGTACCATACATCAAAGTAGCCAGAGAAACGTATTTAGCCAGTAGATCAATAGGTCGACGGCCAATGACATTGAAACTGAAAGATGAATGAATGCGAGAAGGACGAACAATATACTCAACAACCCCACTGGGACGCACGCAAAGAGGTGTCATACCTAAATAGACAAGGTCAAAGAAATCTTTGGTATCACAGGTATCGACTTCAAGCCACATCCCAAAGGAAGCATACAGATCACATAGCGCTATCGGACCATGTTTCTTGTCATCATTCATCACGATCAAGTCATCACCGTTACACCCATAATCAAAACCAACAGGAGGACCAAGTAAAGAGACGTGAATTAAACTATTATCAATGGATGTCAGAGTCTGACCAGATGGCATACCATACATAATAACCATATCACCGGTGCACAAACGCGCTTGACGACAGTAAGTACGAGAGTAATATTCACGAATCTCGTCAGCAATAGCAGGATTGCCAGCAATGCGTTCATCACGTATCGCCATCAATGATGTCATGCTAACGTTAGCATCCCATGAAGCACCATCATAATCAACAACGTCTTCGTGCTTGTACACTTTACGCCAAAATTCACTAGCACCAGGACCAGGGATATCAAGACCAACAGTGACAGGAGTTTCAAAGTTATTACTAGTTTCCACAAAACGATCATTGCTATTTCCGAACAACCAGAGACCAACAACAACATGCTCAAGAGGGGCAGGCATAAAGAAACGTGCATCTTTCTCTGTAGGTCTCAATTCATCTTTAAGTACAGTGGAAAACACGGACACATGGTTTTGGTAGTAATCATATAAACTTCTAAAACAAAGTTCGCAAGCTTCACGATGTGCAGGATGTTCATGATTAACTATCATTTCTCGAGCAACTTCAAGAGGCAATCGAAGAATACCAGCAAGTGCATGCAACTTAGTAGACCCATACAATTGATCCCAAGGATAGCCACATGCACGAGACAAGTCAAGACGCTCAATAACTTCAACTGGACTTAGTTGACTGTTCGATAACCAAGGACGAATAAACCGCAGATTGTTTCGAAGCTGACAATAATCGTCTTCAGACCCAAGAACCCAAGGATGACTAAAACGATGAAAACCAACCCAATATGATTCAGAATCTAGGGGCGCAATATCAAGTTCAGGACCGATCTTAGAAGGATTAGGTAAAAAGGTTCTACGTATTTTACTAGTCCAACGAACACCATAAGGAATGTGACCAACAACTACTGAATTACGAAGTTCTTCGTGACCACTCTCACCACACGGAAAAACCCTGGCATCAAGATCGATGCCAGGGGCCTCTATGCAAAAAAAGGATCAACAACAGTAGGGGACAGGGCAACAAAACCACATGTATCGGACCACCCTAGACAATGAATTCCAACAACTTTGTCACCACTCAAAACTAATGAACCGCAATCTCCGACATCAGTATCAAAACTAGCGGTTTGGTAAACATCTCCATTGAACTGACGCGCTTCGCCAACAGTAGAAAAGCTCCAGCGACGCGTATATGAAGTGAAGATACCTACACAATCGTCAATTTTGATCGAAGCAAACTGATTCTTTCGTAAAGGGGTCGTACCTATCAAATGAATCTTGTAGAACATAAGTTCTTTATGAGCTTCTACAATGGCACAGTCACTCAAATTGAAAGGCTTTTTAAAAACAACGGTCTGTCCAGTGATGGTACGGTAAGCTGTTATAGGACCATCAGCAAAGAAATGACGCAACACTAACAAACCACCACCAAAAACCGGAGCACAACCAACTACGAAATTATCACGTAAAAGCAGAACAACATGCTTCGACAGGTCGGGAGTTGAATGCCCATTGGTACGGCACTCCATCTTAGCTTGAGAACACCGTAAACACTTCTCATAAAATGAACCATCAGGGCGCATACCAATTCGAGTACCACAACCGCACTCAGGACGAGGATCGCGAACATATGGGGTTTGACGTTTCCGAGGTTTAGGCGCCGGGCGACTTATTGGTGCTGTGGTGTGACCAGTCGACTCAAAGTCAGCCCAACTAGACACACCTTGCTCTTCAAGTTTACCCCGTGCAGCAGCTTTTTGTTCAGAAGCAAAACGCTCTATATCAGCAGCAAGCTTCATCTCACGAGCAACATCAACAGCGTTCTTACGTTTAACTTGAACACGATGGCTATCACGCCACGCACGGAACTCGGCAAGCTCTTCTTCGGTAGGAGGAAGCGAGGAAACCTCTTCTACAGTCTGGTCAGCAAAACGATCATAGCTCTTATGAGGACTTCGATGACGACCTTCTTGTATAACATGTTTCCTCTTAGCAACAACAACAGCAAAGGCTACTCCAAGCAAAATCGGTGCAATAACACAGAATAAGCGAGGAGTCAAGTTAGCGTTGCGCACCCAAGCCCAAAATCCAGTCTCCACTACTGTAAATGGGCAATTAGCGTCATGACGCGCACGAACACGCCAACAATCAGGACAATACTCTCGGAATTCGGGTACGTGATCTCCACTGCACAAGTGTTCATATAAAGAACGTATGGAGTCAAACGTCTTTGGACAACCAACACAGTCGTAATGAACCTCCACACGTTGATTAGGATCAATGAAGCCACCGGACACGAATCCACGTGGAGCAGGACTTTTTCCGACGCATGCAATACGGTGAGCATTATAAGATTGTGCATCTTGAAACACCTTCTTGCATACACAGACAAAAACGTCCTCGTCAGAATCCTCGTCATCACTATTATTGACTGTGACTATATGTGGTACTTCAACTTCCAAACGACCATTAGGGTCGGGCAACATATCTTTTATGGTCGTGCTCCCACCACTAAGGGCATCCCTACCTACGAGAAGGTCGACAGTAGGATTACCCAAAGCAATAGGTACTGTAAGAACTGCAGCGTCATTGTCAGTCCCGATCGCTTTGCGCACGAGCGCCATTTCAGACTCCTTAAGAACAGGCTTATCCAAGGTACCTTGCACGCTTGTACACGTACTAGTCACCGAAGATTCACCAGCGTCCTGGTCATTTGGACGTTTAATTTCCAACGGTTTAGCAGCCGCGGTTTGGTTCTTCCGCAATTGCTTTTGTTTGAGATCTTTCATACAAGGACCACACTCAGTATAAGGCTTCCCCTTTTCATGTCTGCATTCTTTTTCAGGGGCGGCCAACCAAGCAAAAGCACCCGGTATGTCAAAATCTCCAACAAGATTACTGAAAGGCGAGATAACGTCGAGGAAGTCACCAGCAAAACCACCTAGAGCAGAAACACCTGGCAAGCGCAACCACTCTTGAAAGTCACGGACAATAGTGTGAGAACCAAAAAACCAACCTACTCCAACGAGCTGGCCTAGTTTGCGCCAAAAATGCTTAGCACCACGATTATTAAGCATACTACTTTTAGCATAAACATAACTAGCACCAGCGAGAGCACTAACACTTAACCAATGCTGCTTCAACTCGTTCACATAAGGAACAGATGAATCAAGCCACAAGGCACGAAATTCACGTATATGACTCTCCCTATTGTACACCGTATCATAGTGCTCTTTACGCAAGCATTTAGGAACGAAATTGTTGAACTGAATCTGACTTAACCCAGAACCAACATTACGAACTATAAACCACAAGCAAGCAGTAAGAACGATTATACCAGGTATGCCTGGTGCGACCCACATAGTGGCGAGGCACAGACACACCAAAGGAACAATCATGTGAAATTG